AAGTATGAGACCAGGATCTAAATCTTTGCCAATTAATTATCGTAAAGACAGGGAAAAAATAACTTATACAACCAGTAATTACTAAATTGACCAAGAATGTTTGTCTGCAAGGAACTGCTCAGAAATTACATTCAAGATTCACTGGTCCAGATTACAAGTTCAATGGTGACTATTTGGATAGAAAAAATGCAAAAGACCAATTAAACTTGCGTGGACTTTCGGTTGATTAATATTGAAATTTATTTTCTTAATAATATATATAAAATGTCGAGTAATTATATCAAACTTAAGGACGAAATAAAAATAGAAGAATCTTCTCCCGAAGAACATGGTGATACTAAATTGCAACATCGTTACTATGGTGGTCATGGATGCTACGGTGGAGGCTGGCCGTATTATGGCGGAGGATATTATGGAGGTTACGGGGGATATTACGGAGGATATTACGGTGACTATAATTATTATTCTAAAGATAAACATAGATCAGACGGGGTTTCTTTGAAATCTAAAAAAGGAGATAAACCAAAAACTCAAGATATTAATGGTGTTTTTCCTCGTTCTGAAATTTCTATAATTGCATCTATAATAAATCACTATCGTTCAATGCATTCTGTCGGAAATTTAGTAGAAGACAAATCTATTTCAAAAGATTCACAAGATTGGGCAAATTACCTTATGAACACAAGTTCTTTCAAACATTCTGGAAATCCAGCTTATGGAGAAAATTTAGCATATTTTAAAGGCTACAAGCTCGACAGTATTGACCTTATACAGAAATCCATTGAACTTTGGTATAAAGAAATTGAAAAATACGATTTTGATAATCCTGGTTTTTCTTCAGAAACAGGTCATTTTACTACTTTAGTATGGAAAAATTCACAATCTTTCGGCATTGGATATGCTTATAACAAGGATACTGATGAAAGTTACGTCGTTTTCAATACTTATAAGCCGGGTAATTATATAGGCGAATTCAAAGACAATGTTCTTCCGCAAATTGAAATAAAAATACCTGTAGTTCCTGCAGTTCCTGTAGTTCCTGTAGTTCCTGCAGTTCCTGCAGGAGATCAAGTAAAGTTTAATATTTTTAAACAAAAAACTCTTGGCGACCTTCAAGAATTTTTAGGACAAATTTATATAGGGAGCAGTAGACGGTTTTTAATCGATAAACTTCAAAGAATAATAAAATCTATTCAGAATACCAAATAAATATTTCTTTAAATTGGCGTGCTTGTAATTTGCATACCACAATAATTCTCTGGATTCTTTCGATAATCAGTATACTTGTAGACTCTGCAGATTATAGCTTGTTCTAAAAGAAATTTAAAGAATTTAAAAAATTCTACAGTATGTCCGATAGATTCGCATCCTACGTGTGCTAATTCGTGAATAGTAACAAACATTAATAAATTTATATCATATATCATTTCTTTAGAGTCTCTCGCTACAATGCAAAATGAGATTTCTGCACCTTTATTTATCGTATATGTGGTACTAGATAAATCTATATTTTCTGTAAGAGACTCCGCGCGATATCTACTTTGTATCAATTGAATATTTTTACTTAGATCAGGTTTACTTTTGATTTGATTAAGTAGAATTTTTATATTTCTATTTATAATAGCTAAAGTATCAGCAACTTTTTGTGATTCTTTAGTATTTTTAACAAGATAATATCTATTATCTAGATTACTTTTGATATACACTTTGCTGAAAATAATATTATAAATGAAGTAGAAAATTATCAACGAAATTAAAATTGTAATAACATGTTTCATTATACTATTACAGATTTAAAAAAATTAGATTTATCTATTGATAAATTCTTTTTTGACAGGTGTTAAATTGTGGTCATCAAAGTATTCTGTTAGAATTGTATCACTTATAGATAAATCATAATCGATGCTTTCATCTACTAAAGTATACTCAAAGTCGCTCATTGATAAATTATAGTTTTATTTCTTTAACTTCGATTTACACATCAAGACTGGTCATCATGATGTTTTTTTATATTATATTCGATTTTTAGCTTGTAAATTCTCTCATACAGATCTAAAATAATTTTAGATTGAATAAATATTGCTTTGTTTTTCTTGAATCCATCAAATCTACTTGGACGATATTTTTTTATAACTTCATTGCAATTTTTTATGATTTGTTTATCAAGATCTTCTTCGGAAATTTGATCTGCAATTTCTTCGGCAAAATAGACTCGTTTTTTACCAGCTAGTTTCATTGATATTTATTACTTTTATTTCTTTAACTAAAAAAATCAATTTCGAAAAATAAAAACATTTTCGAAATTTCTTGCAGGTATTTCAAAAAAAATCACCATATCTTAAATTATAATAAAGTTCTTCTTTTGAATTATTATTATGAATTTGTTTATCAAAAATAAAATTATCTAAAAGATGTTCTGATTCTAAATTATACGGAATTACCGAATCTCTTATAATTCTTGCACATTTAGTGTTATCAGAACCAAAACTATTTTTAAATACATTGTATTCATTTGGAAAACGAAAATCAGAAATAACAATTTTATCATTTTTTTCTGTTTCTTTATAAATTCTCTTGATACAATCATTTATCCATACGTTTTCATTAATAACTCTTGCTCGTGCTCCTTCGATTACAAGAAGATCTCTGATTGTTACAATAGTATCATCGTCCAATTTATATGGTAACTTTTTACCTTCCTGTGTATAACAATGGGACAATTTGAAGTTGTATTTAACTGCTGTAGCTATTTTAAGAGAATCTGCAATAGAGAACTTTTTATAGTCCTTATTAAAAACTAAAAAATCTGCAACACAGTCTTTTCCTGATCCAATATATCCGCTAAGAAGTATAACTTTTCTTTGCATGTTAATATTTATTGGACTTTTATTTTTAACTTTCAAAAAATAAAAATATTTTCTCTGTATTTTTTATTTTAGATATCAAGAGTATACAAAAGCAATGGTGATAAACGCTTCTGAAATTTATTTCGAATTAACAAAAACAAAAAGATTCATAGGAAATAATCCTATAACTTTATCAAGAAAATCATTTGATAAAAAAAAGGAATACTTTGTTACTCCTAAAACAGATGGTATTAGAAGACTATTACTTTTAACTAAAGGGAAAGTTTTTTCTATTTCTTCAAAAATGGAATTTACAGAAATTTTTCTAACTAAAAATATCAGCGCTTTTGATAATACACTAATTGACTGTGAATTATATAATAAAAAATATTTTGCTTTTGATATACTTTTTGGAAATGATGGCGAGGATTTAAGAAAAAAGGTCTCCTTACAGGAAAGACTCGGTATATTATCAAAAATTATAAAAAAGATAAAGTCTAGACGCCTTATTCTTAAAAGTTATACAAAGTTAAATTGTGAAACTTTCAAAAAAAATTTAGAAGAAAATAAAGGAAGATTTAAAGAAGGAGATCTTGATGGTTATATATTTACTCCTTCTGGAGAATATATCGATACAATTCTTAAATGGAAACCAGTTCATTTATTATCAAATGACTTCAAAATTAGGAATGAAGGAGACTATATGTTTTTACTTCTTCAAAATGGTAATATATTCTCCCCCAAAGGATTTCATGGTGTTGGAAAAGTAAAATATAAATTAGGCGATCAAAGATTCATAGATGGGGATATCGTAGAATTTATTTTTGAAAATGGAAAATTTGTTCCGCTCCGTTCTCGTCCTGATAAAATTAAATCTAACCATATATCAGTAATTTTAGATAATTTTAAAGAAATGATAAATCCTACAGAAGTCTCTCAAATAGTTTGTTAAATTTGTAATTTTTTTTTTCTGCGAAAGTATTATAAACCAAAATGGTAAGTAAAGTAGCGATTGTTATTAATATTTTAGTAGTATGTATCTTCATTGCTAGTTTGGCAGCTTCTTCGTATGGTGTAGGGGTACAAGAACATAACAAGGCGGGTGCAGAATATCAAGTAGCCAGTGCTTTTCTTAGTATCAGCTCTATTCTAACAATCGTGTCTATTCTTTCTCTTGTTATTCTTGTAAGTTTATTCTCAGGAGGAATAGTTTTAGAAAAAACTCCTTATGGAGGATACAGTGCTTCCATGGGTCAAAGCGGCGGTTTTTAGATTATCAATATTTTTTCGATTCAAAGATAAACTTTATTTATCTTTGAATATAAATGAATAGTGAAGACTTACTATTTACAAACACATTTATAGATATCCCAGATTCTAATATATCAAATGACAATATAAGAGATGATAATTTTAGAAAATACTATGAAACCAGTATAAAATCTAAAGACTCTAGAGAAAATCCTGACTCGCCTCGCGAACAAGTTCAGATTTCAAGAAAAATCGAAAAAAAGACTATTATTACGATTGATACTAAAGATAGAAATGTTAATATGTATCCAGATCAGAATAATTTTTCTAGTTTTTTAGGAAAATCATTCTTTAATGTTAAAAGTATAGGGTTAGTTTCTACGGAAATACCTAATACTGATACTGTTATCAAAGAACTTCCTGTAGAATTGAAAAATAATAGTATTAGCTGGATAAATGAAGAAGATATAGATCTTGGTATAAAAACGAATTGTATTATAAATACTTCTGTAGAAGACTATATAGATATACTAGTTGAAAATCATGGTATACCAGTAAATACTGTAAAAAATATTCTTTTTTTTAACGGTAAAAAGGATTTGGAAGCTAATATTTCTGGATTTTTAGATGGGACTAAACAGGTTACAGCTATATCTGAAAATACTCTTAGAATTTCCTATTTTGGAGGAAATTTATTTCAAGGAACTATAAGTATAGATACAGGAGTTCCGATTTATAGGGTAGATGTTAAACCTGGTAATTATACAGCTACTACTCTCGCTAAACAATTAGAGTCTTCTCTTAATAATGTTAGAAGACGCAATGGCGAAGGTCAATATCATTATTTTGAAGTAACAGTTAATCTTGACACAGATGTGATGCTCGTGGATTCTGTCACGACAGTTCAACTTCCGAATAACCCTATTTCGACCACAGCTGCATCTACGACTATCACTGTTCATGCTACTGCTCATGGTTTTAAATCGGGAGATAGGGTAAAAATGATCGGGGTGAAAAATGTAGCTGGTATTTCAGGGAGTATTCTTAAAGGAGACTTTATTGTATCAGTTTTAGATTTTAATACATTTACTTATGAAATTAATGAAAGAGCTATAGAAACTACAGATGGAGGAGGAAACATTGTTAAAGCAGGTAAAAATGCTCCTTTTAGAATTCTTTTCGAGTCCGAGGATACTCGTATTCAATTTAATACAGGGTTCCCTAACGAAGATAGTAGTATAAGTATAAACAGAGTTAATCCTGTACTTACTAAATCTTTACAGATAACAAGCGCGACCTTGTTACCAGGTGATATAATCAGGTTAACAACTAATATATCTCATTCTCTTGAAGTAGCTAATAAAGGAAATATTTCAAATATTGTATCTGACGGAAATTTGATAATAGTTACAACCGTAGATGATCATTTAATTGATGTCCCGCAATTGATCAATATAAGAAATACTAACTGTTATCCTAAATTAGATGGTGACGCTTTAGTCACCCCATTCGGTCCGACCAAATTCACTATTTCAGGAAAATTTATAACTATTAACGGGAATTATGGAGAATTTTTATTCGGCGGAGACACTGTTCAGATAAGTGGACTTAAAACATCTCCTGCTATAACAAAATCAAATTTTTTTTATATAGAAAACATTGCCAGTGTTGATAGTTTAGATATAAAATATCCTATCATAGAAATAGATCAAGCAAGTATCCCTTTCTGTTCTGTAAATACAGAACAGATAATAATATCTCATCCTTCTCATTCTTTCAATAAATTAATTTCTATTGAAAATTATTCTGGAACATTAACTAATTGCAAAACTTTTCTCGAGCATAATTTTGTAGGAAATATTACGGACAATTTGCAAGTTTTGGAAGGACCATCTGGTACAAATACTATAGATATCATGGTCCCATATCATGGATTAAATACAAGTGAAACTATCACGATAAAAAATTCTAATTGCGATCCAAGCATAGATGGGGTATTTGCAATTCAAGTTGTCGCAGAAGACATTCTGAGAATAAATTTTGTATATGCAACACTTATACCGGGAACGTGTTCTGTAATTTCAGGAGATTCTGTTACAATTTCAAAAACAAATAGTATTCCTAGAATAAATGGGAAATATAATATTTCAAATAGACATATTATAAACAGTCTTTCTACGGGGAGTATAACAAGCACTTTAACTACTACAGAAAATCACGGAGATTGGAAGATTGGCGATAAAATCCAGATAAATAATTCAAATACTGTGCCATCTGTCGATGGAATACATTATATACAGAATGTTGTAAATAGTACAACATTTACAATAGATATATCTGAACCTATTGTGTCTCCTGGAAATACTGGAATAGTTATCAATAAAACAAGATTTTTAGCAATTACAGGGAGCAATATTATTACTCAAGGAACTTCTGGTATTATAGGGAGAGATCACCAGGTATCATTTTATAGGATTACACCGGAAGTCAAAGCAGTTGATAATATCGGAGGAATGCTGATCAATGCTTTGAATTCGAGATCAAGGGAAATTCTTAGAATCATAGATCTTGATAATTATGTTATACGTATTAAGGGATCTTATTCGGAAAAGACATTGTCATCTGGGGGCTCTGATGTCACAATTTCTTCTAAAAATCATGGTTACAGGTCTGTCCAAGCGAATACTGTCACAGGAAGTTTTGAGAGTAAGCTATTTAGATCTATTTCTCTTCAAGGCGAAGATTATCTTTTTTTAAGTAGTCCAGGATTAAATACTGTTATTAATTCTTCCGGGATTCCGGATGTGTTTGCAAAAATTTTACTAAGTGAAGCTCCAGGAAATATGATTTATAATAGTTTTATATCTGCACCTAAAATTTTTACCCAACCCCTGGCTAAAATAGATACGATAAATTTTAAAATGCTAACATCAAGAGGGTTCTTATTTAATTTTAATAACATAAACTGGTCATTTAGTTTAGAAATAGTAGAATTAGTTGATTCATTAATCCAATCAGATTTTTCTAGTAGATCTGGGTCAACAGAATATTCTGGGATGATGGGAAATTCTGGAATATTATCAAGCAGAACATCTTTCAAAAAAAACAATAAAGCTATTGCATTAGACACAGCTAATACTGC